CTTTAATTAATATAAGACGTTTTAAGCGTCTTTAACTGGGAAATAGTACCTTAGCACGTTGGTCTACTTCTTTACGGTATCCTGCGTCTGTTTGGTAGCGTTTATCTGACATAAGAGAATATAGCTCTGCTTGTGGGTCTGCTACAACCGCTTCTTTACTTGGTGTGCGTTCCATTGCTGGCGCTTTATTACCTAGCCCCATAAAATACTCTAATAGTTCGATTCCTTCTGCATTTGTCGCTACTGCATTAGTGAGTTCTTTTACTTCATCAGGTAAGCTTGTTTGCCATTGTTGGATTTCTTTAATTCGGCCTGCTGCATTTTCGCCTAATGCTTCAACTACTCCAGCTACTCTAGCGTCCTCTTGTGCCATCTGGTTAGACACGAAAGCTTCAGCAAATTGATTGTAACCGTCTTGGCTCATGTTTAACTCTTTGGCAATTTCACCCATACCTTTCATTAAGGGATCATCAGCACTTAATAAAGAGACGCCTTTACTTTCCATAGTAGCTGTTAACTCTTCACTGAATGAGAATTCACCATAGCTTTCAGGTGCGCCAGTAAACGAGCTAAACTTAGAAAACATTTCCTTATAGCCTTTTGCTTGCTCAGAAATAGATTCTTCCATGCTGCGTCCATCGGTTACATACTTGTCTTGTAACCAGTCTGGGCGTTCTGCTGTTGGTTGGTCTGTTGGTTGGTTGATAGGTTCGTCATTAATTAAACTACCTGTTGCTGGCGTATCCAAGGATAAGTCTGCTGGTTGGTCTGTTGGTTGAATTGTTGGTTGCTCTGTTACTTCTACCGCTGGAATTGATGCTGCTAATGTATCTAAGTTCATGTTATACCCTTGCCTGTTAATTGTTTGTAGGCGTTTATTATATATCAAATGTTGAACTAATAGAATGTTATTTATAATCTATGTTGCTTGGCATTACGCTTTATAGTGGGAAAGTATTACTAGTGGCTACCCTTTATAGTGGGGAAAAACTAAAAGCTATTTATTGGTGATAATAGGTAAGATAGATTGATATGATTTTGTCTTAATCTTTACTGCTTTAATTTGTTGCAATAAGTAATGACCGCAGTGTGTTTCTTATTTAAGGAAAAGTATAACTGTAGTCATTGAAAAGCTAAGTTGTAGACCTTTAAAAATAAGGGATTCGTTAAAAATCCCGTTACGTGAAAAAGTCATACGTTTTTTATGCTGTTTATGCCTATTCTACAAAGCTAAATAGCTGTCTAATTGTGTTGTTTTCACCTTCTCTATAGGCTGCGTGTGTCGCTTGTTTGCTACCCTCTACGTTAGAACTAAACACTGGACGGTCTAATGTTTTAGTTTTGAAGTGTGCTAATAGCTCTAACCCTTCTTTAGAATTAAATAGCTTCTTACCAATAGCCACTATTCTTTTATCTGCTGCTATCTGCTTTTCGCTACGTTGTGCTTTGTTCATGAATTACCCCTTAATCGATTGAGTGACGGACACTACGCCTAATAGTAGCGCCCGTTATTAACTTATTGTGCTGGTGGTAGTTGTTGCTGTTGCCCTTGTTGAGCTTCAGCAAATGCTTTCATCTTCTCTTCAATCTCTGAGCTTGTTGGCATTTTAGCTGCAGGAACTCCCATAGTTTCACCTAACCATACTAAAGAGTCTGGGCTCATCATCATAGGAACCATATTAGGAGCTAATCCACCAATAACAGATAAGTAGTTGAGCATGTTCTGCCCTTCTTCTTGAGTCTGCGCCTTAGCTAGTGTCCCCTCTACTTGTATAGAAACTTGCTTACCATCTAGCAAAAGGTCTTTAGGTACCATGCCGCGATCAGCCAGTAAACTATAAACGCGTCGAATAAGTTTATTAACAAATTCTGTTTGTAAGCGTCCGAACTGCGCCCCTAATTGCTGTAGCCTTAACTGGTTACGTATAGATATTTCTGTAGCTGACTTGGTAGCGTCTTGCATATTACCCATAGAGCCAATAAAGAAAGCCTCTTTAATGTCTTGCTCCATATCTTTGATCATAAGCTGACCCACATTAAAGTCTGCGTTACCACCTAGCGATTGAATAGGTACGCTGTTGCCTTCCCACTCTGCAGTGATAATCTCGTTAGGTTCAAACATTATAGCGTCTGGGTTGAGCCCTGAGCTGTCGTTAACTAACCACATATTATTAACTTGTGCTTCAGCGTTCATAAGAGTTAGTTTTTTAAGCATGTTAACTGTCTTGATAGTAGGTAACATATTCCAAGCTACACCACGGCCCATAGCTTCACCCGCTCTAGTATCCCAACGAGGCGTAACCCATGCGGATTCTTGCATGTCATAAGTATATATCTCATGCTTAAATTCCTTGGCTACTACTTGATAGATATATTTAGCTTTGTTGTGCTTGTCTGCTGGGTGAAATACAACGGCCTCAATAATGTCTATCTTAGCGCTAGGGTCGTCATTAACCTTTTTTTGTAGCTTCTCGCCTAGAGTACCGTTAGGCCACCTTTGCATAATGTTACGAGCGATAACTGTATAACAACGGAAGTTAGTATCTATATCACCAAACGCTCCTAGCTCTGGGTAGACTTCATTGAATGGTACTGACTGAAATTTAAGGGGCTCGTCTACACTGCCGCCATCAGTAACAAGTAAAGAACCTGTGCCAATACCTAAGTCGTAGAACATTTCTAATACCTGAGAATCGAAATTAGACTGCCATATAGCATTGATTAGTATTTCGTTGACCGGTGCTAATTTATCACGCCATTCGTCTTTTTCAGTATCAGGTATATTAGCTCCTGGTACTAAGCTAGCCCATTTAGTGTAAGGTCTGCATAAACTAGATTGTAATAAGCCTGCAAATTCCTTTAAAGCGTTGGGCGCTGTGTCGTCGTATAGATCATTATCACCACGTTCACCAGCTTGTGTACTGTTATAAGCATTCCTGCTTGGCATAACATAGCGGTAACATTCTTGTAATTCACTATCAAAAACAGCTTTGTCTTTTTTTGCTGCATCTGCCCTTACGATTACTTGCTCTGCTGTAAGCTTCATTGTTTAAGTCTCCTTTACTGCAGGCATTACGCCACGTTCGCCAGTACGCAATAAACTTCTACGTCCTAATGATTTGTTTTTGACTCTCTTTTTACGTGCATAGATAGCCGCTCCAGCATCCATTTTCTGCTTGTTTAAAGAAGCTAACTGCTCCTGTTCTAAACGCTTTGTTGCTGCGTCCTTCGTTGGTACCTTAGGTGTGCTGGGCATGTTTTACCGCTCCTATATTGTTTAAATGATTGTGTAGTTGATAAGGCGTCATAATAGAACGCTTACCAATGCCTAAATAACGTTTAACATTCTCTACACAAGAGTCTATTACTACAGGGAATTTTAACCTATTTGCAGGTTTAATAGTACAACAAACTTTCTGAACTATTAAGCTATCAAGATCAAGTGTGTTTTTAATCCAGTCTAACATTGCTGAATCACCGCAATCATGCTCTAAGGGCAGCACTTGTTGAAAGTTAAAGCTTATCCCGTGGCTAACAAAAGTATATTCATAACCGTCATAGGTAACTAGGCCACAATGCTCATACCCTTTCTGTAAGAACCTTTCCCACCAATGGGGTTTGTCTGAACTGTAATATAATACAAATAGCTCTCTAACCATGCTACCGTCGTTATCCTGCCTCATATCAAACGAATGGTATTTCAAGGCGTTAACTAAGGCGTCAATATTTGGTGTGCCTTTCTTAATCATCTTGGCTATCCTCATAATGTGTTAATTTAGATCTTAATACTCTGTTAGAATACTTTAGGTTTTGAACTTCCTTTTTTAGCTCTATGATTTCCATATAGAACGCATTAGCGTAATAAAGCGCTGCGGGTAGAGTTACTACCATTACCCAAAAACTACTCTTCATTTCATCGTATGACATAATTTATACCCTGTTTAATTCACTTAATTGTACAACATTACAGTATTGATTGTAGAGTTTAATTTACCAATTAACTTTACGTTGTGCTTTGCGTCTTACTGGTGCTTTTCTTTGGTGCTGTGGCTTATCTTCTCTATACCAGACAGCAAACATTCTCATAGCATCTGAGCCGTTACTAGCCCAATCATGTTTAGGTTCTTTACTGAATACCTTTGTTAGCTCGTCATACCTACGAATATAGCTAGTCAAAGCTTGGTAGCCTAGCTTAGTCGTTTGCTCGTTAAACCAAAAATGACAGAATAAAGCTCTTACTTGCTGGATACCTTCCTCTCTACTTACCTTTGCTGGTGGTGACGCAATAGCAACCTTGTAACCGGCTTTCTTAAACTTAGCCTCTACACTAATAGGTGCATTCATCGTCTTATGTTTAGCATCGTGAGGTAAAATAACAGTATCAATTCTAACGTTATTGGTTTGCTTGAACTCGTCAATGTAGTTAATAAAGTGTTCCGTGTCCTTTAATGTGTTTTCGTAGTAATGAACAAAGCGTATTTGTTCGCCTTTGAATTGTATGAACCACCAGCAAGCTGCATCACTTCGCCCAATATCTGCGCTAACGTATACCGGTAAATTTGGTTCTATTGGTATAAATGTAACCCGTTCTTCACTGTTAACCTTTCGTATCTGCTCACCGTAAATAGCACCAGTTATTGCCGCATCGAACGAGCAATAATATTCTTGTTGAATCATATCCTCGCTCATACCTAGCAAGCGTTCTTCTTCTATGTAGTTATCATCATATAAGCGATTGCCGTTATGATCGGTCGTTGTTTCTACAGTTTCAATTTGTATAAACCACTCAGGCTTTAACCCTTTACTAAGTCTATGCGCGTTTAACCTCTTTGCGCCCTCGATTAATTCCCAGCCATGATTTTTAGCTCTTGGTGTGTATGGAAACAACGCCCACCCACCACCACGTTTAATGGCAGGCTTTAAGAATTCCCACCCTAACGGATTGCCGACGCTATATTCTGAAAATACAACGCCTCTTGGGTTAGAACCAACTAAGCGATCGTAGTTGTCTGAACCAACAAGTTTTATAATAGAACCATTAGTTAAATGTACCGTCATTTCGTTTTCAAGCTTACGATCTACTAACTCTTTTGGTATATGGTCTAATAAACGAAAGCCATCTAAATCGCTATTTTGCCAAACCGCTAGCTTTGCTGATGCTGCTGTCGGTAAACAGTAAAGGTATAGTCCTGGTGTTTCCCACTCGTCAACAATGAAGCTTACAAACATATTCCATAACGTTTTGTCTTTGCCTGCTCGTCTATGCCAAACGAATATAAAGTTTTTCATACCTTCTTTCTTGGCGTCCCATGCTTTCTGTTGAAAAGGATAAGGGTCGTACTTGTAGGGCATATCTACCTCTACTTCGTCCCATACCAATTCTGTTTCATCTTCTACTAGTACGGTTAGCCCGTTAACTTCATTAAACATACAACCCCCTTATTTAAACGCGTACCATCTAACTCTTACTTTCTTTACTTCTGGGTTAACCCCTGTGAATGTAAAGCCTATAAAGTCTGGCGGTGATTGGTAGCTAAAGTAATGGCCCTGATTGCTCCTTAGTTGAGCCACCGTAAATAGCCCCAGTTATTGCCGTATCGAACGAGCAATA